GCTAATTTTATTATTCATTAGTTTACCCTAAATTCGTCTATGGTATATCCTTGGCTTGCATTTGAAGCTCTAGAAATTATACCATGCTCTTTGGACTTTTGTCCAGGGTGTGTCTGAGACAAAGTAGAGCCCACTTGTGAGGTTAAATTGGTATCTGAGTATGCCTGTGCTGTAATATTATTTCCGCTCAATGTGACTTTAATGCCCTGAATATTGGTTGTTAGATTAACTGTAGAATCTACAACAGTTTCTGTTCCTCCGACTTTTTTAACTAAATCTATTTTGTGATGATCTTGACATGAACAAGAGGCTGTAAAGTAGGTTGCACACCCGCAGCTAGCGTTGGGCCCATAAGTGTACCCGTTGCAGTACGTACATTGATTGTATTGAGCACAAACTGTGCATGACCCGTACCCGTTACAGTATGTGCATTGATTGTTTGCGGCACAAACCGTGCATGAGGTATAGCTTGTACAACATGTTTGCTGTGAGTATCCCGTACATGTCGAACAGGTGCCATAAGTAGAGCATTCAGTACATGTTCCTACAGCTTCGCATGTTTGTCCGCTGCATGTATAGTAATATGTACATGTTGCACAGGTATAATAAGAATCACAAAAAGTTTGTGTACACGCTGTCCATGAGGCACAGTCAACAATTCCTTTGTAAGCGCTATAATAATACGAAGTACAGCAGTATCCTTGATAGCTCCAATAACTTGCACAGCACTCGCCTGTGCTGTACGCTCCGCAGCATGAGTAGTAATATGTGCTATAGGCAACACAACATGTTGTTTGAGTATAAGCAGTACAACAGCTTGTAAATCCATATGATGAGCATACGGTACATGTTCCGTATCCGTTGCAACATGATGTTGTGGTATATGATGCACATCCACAGCTTGCGTTTGCCCCGTAAGCATAAGAATTACAGCATGTTGTTTGAGTGTATGAAGCGCATCCACAACTGGAGTCTGCTCCGTAAGTTGTAGAACTACAATATGAACAGCTATTATATGCACCGCAATATGTGCAGGTTTGACATAAATTTGTTGTGTTTTTAGTTACCGACCAATAATTGCCAGAGTCTGTCACCCAAAAAGCTACTCCTACTCCTGAAGCCGTGCCTTTAGCTCTTAATACTGCATCAGTGGATGCAAACATCGTAGATATTAAAGAACCTATTGAGGATGAGGTTCCTTTTCCACCTGAAACTCCCCAGCCAGAAACCACATGTCTCCATTTAGCAGAAGTTGCGCCAGCGTTTGTTAGGGTGGATCTAGAAAAGTTTTCAACTAGAGAAAGCAAGGCTTTTAGTCTAGAAGCAACTACATTTATTTTACGTTTTTTTCTTGACATTATGCAGTTGTATCTCCAGTAACGTACCAAGAGTTGGTAGCATGTTTTTCAACAATAATTGAAGAATACTGAACTCTAGTTTTAAATCCGTTATCTGAAGCAACTGCTGTTGCTGGGCTGGTTACAGATACAGTTACTTGTCCAGCTCCCATTTGTCTAATTTCTAAATAAGAACCTACAGGAAACAAAACATCCCCAACATCGTTGGGTATTGTTATTGTAATATTAGATCCTGAAGAGGTATGAATAACCTTGTATAAATCAGAAGCAGATAATGTTCTTGATGTTCCTGATTCGCTAATATATGATATTTTTTCATCAGACTTTAAATCTAATGCTGTCTGTGTTGCTGTTGATATTGGTTTGTTTATATCAGATGTATTGTTTACGTTTGATAAGTCTGCTATTGCTTTTGCTGTAGCAGCTCTGTTTCCTACAAATATTGTTCCCGCCATTGATGGGTGATATTGACATGCGTAAAATAAGCTTGGCTCTGGAGCTAATTGATCTAGTTCTACTAAAATAGAACCATTATCTGTTCCGTTATTTGTTATTCCTGTTGAATAAACATTTGCAGAGCTATAAGCCCCAGAAACAGATTGTATCCAAAATGGGTGTCCTGATGCATTAACTACTATTCTATATCTTTTACCCTTTTCAAAATGCAAAGTTCCATTAGAAATTCCGTTTACCATATATGCGCCCATGCCTGCGTTTGTTATATAGTAATCTATTGAAGCTTCTGTTTTTGGAACATATGTTGCAGTGGCTGTAGATGTTTCTAGCTTTGTTCCTAGCGCCGTAGTAATAGTTGCTGCATATGAAGCATCATCATTTATTGCTTGAGCTAACTCATTTAAAGTATCTAATGTTGTCGGTGCAGAATCAATAAGGTTTCCTATTGCCGTTGATATTGCAGTATTTCTATCGGTAACTTCTTGAGTAATTGCAGCAGTAAGCTCTGAGTCTCTTGTGATTGATGGATTTAGCTGATTATCTGGAACATACCCGTTTGAATCAAGTTCTGCAACTCCATCTACTGTTCCCATTAAAGATAATGGTATGTATCCGCTTGTTACTGTATTAGAAAGTCCGCTAACAGCTGTATCTACGTAAGATTTATCTGCAATTACAGAAGTATCTACGGATATGGAGTAAACTCCAGTCACATCGTTATATGATTTTGATATTCCGTTTCCGTTTGAAATAGTATCGTTTAAATAGTCTTGTACTAGCTCTAATAATTCTGCGGGAGTAATATTTAAATACGGAAGAACATTCCATCTTGAAGTAGCATCATTTGCGATACCAACTTTAAACTTTTTATTTGTAAAGTCATAACCAATTTCTCCTGATTGCAAAATAGGATTGTTTGCCAACCAGTTTGCAGCAGTATCTCTTCTTATCTGTATTCTAATTGCCATTATGAAACTCCCCCATCAATTCCTGTTTGAGAATTGTATTGCTGTCCAGAAGTACCGCCATCAAATATAGATAGGTTTGGATTATACGACCCAGCGTATACTGTGTGTACATCTCCATCATATGTATGTATGTGGTTTTCAAGAACATATTGAGAAGCATTTACTGGCATCCAATCTGATCCAGTGTGCATCATCAATGCATTCATTGTTGTATTATAGTATAAAGATCCAGCATGTCCCGTCGAAGGGTTTTCTGATAGTGAAGGCAGTGACAGTGTTGCTAGAAATTGTCTTGCCATGGTTATCCTGTGATAACTACTCTATATGCTCCACTTGCTGGTGCTGTAGCAAATCTTAAAGTTGTTGTATTTACTGATGTTCGCTCTACATCTGTTTCAACAAGTGCTTTTGAGCCACCTGTTTCATAAACATTTACTGTAACATCCTCTGTATTTAATCCATGTGTTATTACAAAAGATGTTGCGTTGGTTGTATTAGCTATGTCTTGTGCAAACTTTCTAGTAATTGCATGATAGGCTCCACCAACCTGGCCAATTTGCCATACATCTGAGGTCTCGTTCCATAGAATTTCTGCATCTGCAGAATCTCCACGCTCAACCTTAATTCCAGCATCTGCTACTGGTGTGCCAGTTGCATTGCTATTAAGATTTACTTTATTGTCAACAATATTAATTTCTGTTGTGTTAACAGAGTTAATTGTTCCAGATACGTTTAGGTTTCCGCCTACGTTTAAGTTGTTAGTAATTGTTACGTCATCTGGAAGTCCAATTGTTACTGTTGCGGCTTCTCCAGATGTTGGAGCAACTGTAATTTCATTCGCTGTACCTTGAATGTTAGCAACATAGTCGCCAGTTGTCTGTGTTCCAAGATTTACGTTCTTGATTGTTACTGCGCCATCTGATACCGTAAAATCTGCATCCGCAAATGATGCTACGCCTTTATTTGTTGTGCTTGCATTTTCAGCGGATACTGTAACTGTATTATTTGTTACAGCTACATCAATACCTTCTCCGCCAGCTACAGTTAATGTGTCTGTGAGAAGATTTACGGTGTCTGTGCCTGTATCTCCAGCTATCGAAAGATTAGTTGCTACGTCTGCTTCGCTTGCTGCGGTTAAACGACCTTGTGCGTCAACTGTAAATGTTGGAATCTTAGTTGTTGATCCGTAAGATCCTGCTGTTACTGCGGTATTATCTAAATCTAATGTTGTTGTTCCAGCTGAGTCGCTGTATGTAGCTGTTAAACCTGTTCCGCCAAGTACTGATGAACCAATTACATCTTGAATAACTTCTGTCGAAGCTCCCATCGGCATCCATGGGCCGTCTGGTGCGGTTAAACCGTTGTAGTAGTAAAGAACATTATCGCCAGTGTTGTAGTATATCTGTCCTGTTACTGGGTTAAGTGGTGCTGATCCAAGTCCTTGGATTCTAGCATTAAGAAGTTCATTCTTATTTAAATCTATACTCGTTACAAATAATCTTGCCATGTTTAAATCTCCTTAAGACAGATATGCTGTCCCTGAGAATGGTTGTGCCATCGTCAGTGTAATTTGGTTAATACTATTATAGTCTATTCCTGTTTCTAATATGTCGCCTGCGCTAGTTTTTACGGTTACGTTAGGGTGATATCCCAAATTGTGGTTAACAATAAGAGACCATACCCCATTAGAAGGCCCAGTTACTTGATTTATTGAAAATGGGTATGTTAAGGTTCCAGTTGATAGAAAGTAGTTGGTTGCGCCATCCCAGGTTAGGTCATTTAGCTTAGGTCCGTAGAACTTTGTTGTGACTTTGTCGTAATAAAAATCACCCTCAACTCCAAGGCTGGGTGGGGGAGCGCCTACCCCATTTAGAATAGACTTTCCTCTTGGACCCTGTGGTCCTGGGGCTGATATGACTACGTCATTTTTTACTTCTGTTACTATTATTTTTTCTGTCATATTGTCACCGACCTACTTAAAGTTATATAGCCTTCAAGCAATTTTGTTTTATTTCCATTTGAATCTGTTATCATGATGTCATATGAAGACTTTGGATAAAATAAAGAATTGGTTTGAGCCGCAGACATCTTAATGGTTAATTTTCCGTTTGGCGCATCTATTACTATACCAGACGCTGGTGAACTTAGGGTGAATGCCAATTTTGATCCGCCTTTTGTATCCCTAACTTGCATTTTTGCTGTTGCATTTGTTAGGGCTATTGGTTGATCTGCACTGTCTTTGTATTCTACTACAAAAGAAAATGTTGTATTTTGGTCGACTTCAAAATTTTTCTGGGCTGCCATAAATCTCCTAAAATAGGAAAACTCCTATGCTCATTTTAGCATAGGAGCCATCCTAATTACTTAATTAGCTTTACTTCTTTGTAAATCCAAATGAACTTTCGTTTGGATTAAGTGCTTTCAAAATAACTGGTAGACAAGCCGCAATACCACCCTTAATTAGGTCTCCTGGGTCAGTATTTCCAGTCATGTAAAGAGCAATAGCCGCACCTAAAAAGTGACGACCATAGCTTGCTAACGCTGCTAGAATTTTCTCTTGCATTGTTACCTTTCCATCATTGTTAAGATCTTCTTTTGTTTTTGACAATTTAGATCCTCCTTATTTCTGGGCCCTATGCCCAGGAATTTTGGGTTTCCCCAATCTTTATTATATACCCTTTAGGCAGAAATGTCTACAATCTCGCAATTTCCGTCTGATGTACAGGCAAGAGTAGAGTTTGTGGAAGTTCCGTCTTCTGTCTCGTAAAAAGACAAGTCTTCCCAACGAATATTCTTGGGCATCTTTGAAAGAAGATCTTCGTACTCTTCTTTTGTTACTTCCTGATATGGTGCTTGCTTGTAGGAATGGTCTGAATGCGGAAGGAATGAAATTCCAGATACTTCGTCAAAATGTTTATATACCCATGCTCCAACTTCCATCCACTCATCTTCTTTAACAGACACAGTAATAGATGGCTTATGCTCACACCATGCACGTTGATAAACTAGCCAAATGTTTAGATGATCTAACGCAGTTAAATCATTTCTAACAATTGCTCCGTTTGGCGCCTTTACTGGAAATGAAAAAACATATGTATCATTTGGCTTCATAACATCATCTTCTACTGGAATTCCTACTTCCTTTAGAAATGTAGAGATTGGATCTCCCTTAGAGCCACGAACTGTGCGAATGTAATATGGTGAATGCCAAGGATGCATTCCTGAAGATACCCCGACCAATTGAGACACTGTACCAGAAGGCTTTACGCATGTAATAGCTGCAGACTCAGGAATCCCAATTTTCCCAGCCTCTTCTTTATTAACCTCACGAGCAAACTCACGAAGTCTAGACAAGGCGTCTTCCAGCTTATCAAGACCTTGTTTTCCAGAAAAGAACTTGTGTCCAAATTGTCCTGTTAATGAAACTCCAAGCAATCTTTCTTCTTCTGTGTTGTCTTTCCAAATTTTACGAAGGTATTTAAAGTCTGTTAGCGTTGATTGCCAAGTTCCAAGAATTGTTGCAAGACGGACTTTATTTGCAACATCTTCATTTGTATCTTTTTCACGTAATACGACTTCTGAAAGATTACAAAACTGGTAAGGACGTAAGATAATTTCTGAGCATGGGTTAGTTCCATAGTGAATATCTGGATCTCTTCTTCCATACTTGGCTGCTTGGGCTTGAGCTGCGGCCACATTGTATATACCTCGTTCTCCTGACTTTGAATCATAAAGATTTTTCCATTCTGCTATAAATTGTTCCATTGCTGGCTTGCGTGAATAAGCAACAGAGTTATTTGAAAGTGCACGTTGAGTATTATTTTCCCACCAGTTACCAGACTTTGCTGCGGCCATTTCAATATCGTTAATATTAGAAAGAGAAATCATAGCAGAGCGTCTTACTCCACCGACAACCACAACTTCACCAATCTTACACATGATGTCATGGGCCTCAATAGGCTTAAGTTGACGACCTACTGCATTCTTAAACTTTGCAATAGTAAAATCAAAAAGATTAACAAGTGGTTGTGGTCCAGATGAACGTCCGCCCATTGTCTTAAGTCTTGCGCCTGCTGGACGAACCTTTGATACGTCAATTGCTGGAATGTGTCCAGTCCATAGCAGAGCTAATAGTTCACGATAAGCTTTAGCCCATCCCTGCTTTGAATCTTCTACAACAATTACTGTGTCTGACTTTTCTAAAGACTCTGGGACGGCAGGAAGCTTATTTACATACTTGTATTCAACAGAGAATCCAACACCAGTTCCACACATCAAGATATACATTGTTTCATCAAATGACCTTGGATTGTCTACTGGAACAAATGAACAGTTGTAGCCTGCAACATGATCTCTATCTAGTGCTGCGCCTGCAGTCATTACTGATCTCATTGATGGCATTACATCACGATTAAATACAGCATTACGCAATTCTTCAACAATCTTTGCATCTGGTTTATAACTATAATTTTTATTTAAATGACTCAGCATGTAGTCAAAATAACGATCTACTGTTTCTCCCCATGTTTCTCTACGACCTTCTTCTGGAATCCATCTTGCATACCGAGACAACGCAATGAAATTTTCATAGGGATTAGCAATAGTTTTTGACATTTTTAAATAGCACCTGTTCTCCGCCTTGCGGTTATATGATTTTTAGTTGAAGTCTAATTCTACCAAACTTTAATCTAAAGGGGAAGGGCTATTTAAATTTTTTTTCTAAATGCTTAAAAGCATTCTTAGTCAACTGATCCCAGTTGTATTCTTTATGAATTTTATTTGACTGTGCATAATAGTAGCCAAAATAAGCTTTGCTATTTATTACAACTTCACACATCAAGTCTTCTAAATGTAATCTATCTGGCTTAAACATTTTTCCAACGTGTGGGTCCCCTACTGCTTTTGGCAATGTCTCATCTGTAAGTTTAGAGTTTAGTCTTAGAGGTCCAATATATTTACTGTACTGAGCCCAATCGTGTGTAGATATTACTGGCATACCAGTTGCTAAACCTTGTAGCGGGATGAAGCCAAAACCTTCTCCCCAGGACGGATATACCAATGCGTGATGTTGATGAAACAAGGCAACAAGATCTTCTTCAGAATATTCTTCTGAAATTATAGTTATATTGCTATATGCTTTGTCTGGATTTACAAATTCATTATTTTTATTATAAACTCTAATTGTATTAAATCCATGAGCCTTTATGGTTAAATGATACTCTGGGTTGTTTCCGTATAATTTTATAAATGTTTCTACTACTAATTGTCCATCTTTTCTTGGAGACGGCTCTCCTACATGTAAAAATTTAAATGGTTGACCTGGCCTTAATATTCTTTTTTTAGGTTTCCAAATATCTTCAATGCCGTGTGGATAAACATATATTGGTTTAGTTACACCATTTTTTTTAAATACATCTGCAACCCAGTCTGACGTTGCCCAAACTTCATCACAAAAATTAAATCTTTCTACCCAGTCTGTTCGCATCCCAGTTGATTCCCAGGGAGTGTATCCAATTTGATATTGATTTCTATGTAATTTAAAATGATGTGGCTGAGTAAAGTTTAATTGAATATCAGATTTTGGATCAGCATATCTTACTTCATGGCCTAAATTATTTAAAGATCTTACAATATTTTTTCCAGCGTAACCGAAGCCCACTGCTGGATTTAGCCCTGCTTTTATCGTATAATAAGATATTTTCATAATTTTTCTTAGTCAACTGGCTTGACAGTTATTGCCAAACAATGGTATTCTTATAGTTCGTTATCTCTAGAGGAGGAAATGCCAATGGAGAAAATTAAAGAACGTTTGAGTGATGTTGCTCATAACTGGTCTTATATAGGAATGATAACATTATTTCTATTTACTGTCCAGCCTGGTCCAACAGTTACCCAAGCGTTAACAACTCAGCCTGTAAAGGTTGAAAAAACTGAAAGACAACTAAAGAGAGAAATAATAGATAAGTTCAGTAATGAAACTTATAAGCACTCAGAAATGCTTGCACCTGAAGATTTAAAAGATTTACTATGGGCTGTAGGTTTTGAGGGAATTGCTTTAAAAACAGCTTGGGCTGTTGCTCGTGTAGAATCTAATGGGAGACCATTAGCACTAAACGATAACACTCGAACTGGAGACAAATCTTACGGAATTTTTCAGATCAATATGCTGGGGCAACTTGGTGAAGATCGTAAAGATAAATTCGAATTAGTTTCAAATAAGGAATTATTTGATCCAGTAACAAACGCAGAGATAACGTACTATATGACCAAAGGCGGCAAAGATTGGTCGTCTTGGCCTAACTCAATAGGTAAGGCCAGGAATCTCATACCTGAGTTTCCAAAACATTAAGGGGGATGAATGAAAAAGATACAATACGTATCTAAGTACATTCGCCTATCAGAAGAGGGTCTTGTTCCACGGCTTGAATGCCCAATGGATCAGGGCCCTCTTTTTTGCAATATTTCTATGAACGATGAAATATATCTATACTGCTTGTCATGTAATTATAAACAATATATTGGCAATGCCACTTATGATAAAATAGTATCCCTAGTAGAAAAGATATCCAATGAAGCCTAAGAAGCTACAATACGATTTGTACCACCCAGTGTTCGAACCTATAGGCTACATGAAAGATGTAATGCCTGACTGGTTTAAAAAAATTGAAAAATTTTCTGGTGGAAAGTTGAGTATTTCTCCTTCCACTATAACAGTAAAAAGCTGTGCTCCATTTATGGACTCATTTTTAACTGGATACTATATTCCTTTGCCTATAGATATTCTAGTAGAGCAAACAGAAAATGGTCCACGGTTAAGCTGGCAATTCTATTCTCCAGATTACACCGAAACTGATTTTGTAATTGAAAGAGATAAAGGCATGGTTCCTACTCTTCCTATTCCTCAAGGATTTCATAACAATCATTTTTCTTGGAGCACAAAACAAATTTTACAAGTAGAAGATGGCTACAGCCTACTTATCACACACCCTTTAAACAGGACTGATCTGCCTTTTATGACACTTTCAGGAGTTGTTGATGCTAACTATCCAATGAACGGTGGAAAATTGCCATTCTTGCTTCAGATGGGTTTTGAGGGTATCATAAAAGCAGGCACACCAATTGCTCAAGTCATACCAATTAAATCAGAGCCTTGGATTCTAGAAAGAAATACTAATTTGCTAAAAGAAGCAAAACTTGCAAGAAGTGAATCTTTAAAACATATTATTGGATGGTATAAAAATAAATTCTGGAGAAGAAAGGAATATAACTAATGAGCGACGGATGCTGTGGTGGTTCATGTGCATGTGGACAAGGAATTCAAATAGGCGAATATAGTGCAAGTGCGAAAAATAGTGAAAATTTCAGTGCGGCGGAAGTAGAAGAACCCATATTTGAATCACATAATATAAATAACCCCGAACTAAATGTGTGGAGAACTCCACAAATATATCCCCTTACAGATGGAGCTATAAATGATTGAAGAAAATTTGCCTGATGGGGCAATAATTAAAGATGCAGGAACTATCGAAGATAATCTGCCTATGGTCACATACATCATGCTTCACAGAATATATGATCTACTATCGCTAATTGCCAACAAAGTGGCGGGAAGCGAAGAGACGGCAAAGATGGTGTCATACCATGAACAAGGATTCTTACTAGGACCAGAACCTGCATATACACCAAGTGAGATAAAGGATGAAGTAGATGGCATATAGTCAAGATCAGATGGAATTTGCCCATATGGTAGCTTTTAGGCTAAAGGAGATACTAGAGGTATGTCCTAATGTTGATGAAAAGTCTACATGCTGGACAGTGCATGAAAAAGCTCACCAGAGATGCTATGATCTTATGGTCTTATTGGCTGAAATTACTAATCTACCAGAGTATCTGGAATTTCTTGGTAATCATCCAGAGACCAAAGTGAATCCATATGGATTTATTACTGCTCTTCCCCCCGCCAAAAGATTTAAAGAAGATCCTGAAACAGATATAGATTTTGTTCAAGATATCGTTGACTTAGAACAGTAAATATACTACAATATAGATGTGTAGGTAGAGACATTCCCGTGTCTCCCTATATAATGTATAGCAATATACTAGAAAAACCCATTCGGATCCGCCTCTGAATGGGATTTTTTCTTTATATGATATTTATTTCAGTTGACTAGAATATATACTAATTACTACGAATTTTAGATATGCAATTTACACAATAATTCTCTAGTACACCTTTATTGTTTAGTCTTTCAACATATTTAGGTCTATCACAAAAATCACACTTGATTTCTTCTGTCATATTTTATACACTTATCCTTAATATATATTATATATTTTTTACTGATTACTTGGGGATTTAGATTTTAGCAAAACCCCCCCTCCCCCCATAAAAAAGTTTTTATGTGAGAAAGAGGAAAGCTTCACCAAACTCCCAAGTGTTACTTGGTATATTTGAGTTTCAGTGTAAACCCCCCGAAAACCAGTCTTAATTATAGCATTGCAAAAATTGTTGAGTCAATAGCTTTATAAAAATATTTCTAGTCGACTAGTATTTAAGATCTATAGAAATGTTAATATAATTTTAATTTGTATGATACACACATTTAGGCGTGTCCGATTTGTCCGATAGTGAGCCCATATCTAGGCTATTTGTGGCGTATCTCACACACTTATTTTTCAAAATGTCCGATTTGTCGGTGTTGCGACTTGATATTTGTCAGTCCCCCGTTATATGATTATAGTATAAGAAAAATTAAATAAGGGTAAATGAGCCTAGCAAATAATCCGAAAGGTGAGCCTAGCAAATAAATTACCTAAGTTTATCTAAAAAGAAAGGAGACACACAATGTCTCACTCAGTATCAGTAGTAGTAGAACCTACTCACCCTATGTCCTCTAGTAATACTAAGGATAACAATATCTTTCGCCTTGCTAATGGTAATTACATTAGCCGTATGGCGTATGTCTATATGGTAGCCGATAAGGGCTTACTATCTCACCGCTATCTCTCACCTAATGAGAGTAAGTGGGTTATGTCTAATAGAAAGGATAACTAATATGACTAATCGTATATGGGAAAGTCTTAACGACTATCACACCCCCGCCCACTATGTGGCTTGCTCTAATGGTTGCGGTAGGGTTACCGCTTGGACACTATGTGTAATGTGTGGAGGCGAATACGCCACACACGCCCTAGTCAATGTGAGGTAATTCACACCGACACACCCCCCGCTAGGGTTGTAAATGTCAGCCCCCTAGTGTAGTCTTACAGACATACAAACTAACGAAAAGGAATAGAAAATAAAATGACAATAACATACTCACTATGGCAAGGTAGCCAACTACTATCAGTAGATAACAAGGCTAATAGCGCAGATGAATTACTAAATGTAATGACCGAACTAAATAAACTAGGTAAAGGATTTACCTACAATGTAAGAGGAGTAGAGGTAAAGTAATGATGACTAAATGGGATACTATTCAGGCAGATGTAGCAGATGCCTACCGCCATCTAGATGATGTAGATGAATTAGAAAATGAAGAAACCGAAGAAGAATATTTCGGTATAGAAATAATTTCGCTTGATGAACTAAGCGATACAGAACTAGAAGAAATGGAGATAATGTAAATGGTATATCTAGAACTAAACGAATATGGGCTAGAGTTTGATTTCTTTAATAACGGAATCTACCTTAATTGGATTACACTAGGTGTAATTGCTATTGCTACTATTGCGCTAGTAGTCTATAAGAAAAGTCAGTGGTAATGAATAGACTATTAACTACACTAGTCCAACTAGCCCTACTAGTCCCCGCCGTTATCGGTGTGCGGGCTATGTGGGAGTGGCTAAAAGAAGACGTGAGAGAACTCACAAAATAAACGGCGTGTCTGATCTCCCCCCGAGGTCGGGCGTGTCGCCCGCAAGTACTTGGGGGAGTTATCCACAGCTTTATTAACAGGTGTGGAAAACCCTGGAATTTTGAGCGTAAGTTATCCACATGACCTAAATCACAAAAATAGTTTTCCGACACGCCCGAAAAACGGGTCAAAATGTCAGTGGTAGGTGGTAGGATACTAGGTATCAAGATGAAATAAAGGTTATTTCAAGAAAGGTGGTCTAAAATGACTACACTAAAAATCAGAGAGATTACTCTCTCAAATGTAAGTGCCGATGAGGCAAATCTAATCGTCTGCGTTTTTTGCTCAGACTACGCAAATGAAATCTTTTGCGGAAAATGTAATGAGTATAAAGGTCTTATGACTTTGGGAGAGTGGCTCTCCTACACTCAAGAAAGTTGGGTGATGTAATGAGAGGTTATTCTATTGTAGATTTATTAGTTGACCAATACTATGCGCCAACTTCTCTCCGCCGTAGATTTAATGGTGGAATAATTAACTTTGCGGAAAAGCGTGAAGATGTTTATCCGCCAGAAGGTTATGAGGCTTTCGCAATTCGCTATCGCCCAACAGGCTCTCTCAAAGATGAGTGGGCAACAGTTGCCGTCAGAATTTCAGATTACTAGAAAGGTAAAAATAAAAATGAATTTAGAAGAATTCAAGAAACACGTTATTGAACAACGTGAAGCGTCTAAAAAAGAGGCGCTTGAAATTTTATCCGCTACCATTAGAAAGGAAAATGAATAATGGATTATTTAGATTATTTAGATGAAATCTACGAAGAGCTCGTAGATGAATTCGGTCATGAGATCGAAAGCAATTGCACACACAAATAATTGTGTGATGTAAATCATACCGACACAACGGCGTGTCGGCTTGACAGCCCGCAAATGTGGCGGCGTCGGGCGTGTCGTTACGACACGCCGATAAAATACCCTGAATTTTGTGAGATTTATCACACGCCTTGAGCGTCTCAATATTTGGAATTACTCGCTAGTAAGTAGAGAAATGTCAGTCCCTAATGGTAAAATATCATCATCAACAAAACGAAAGGACAACTAAATGTCAGCAAATGTCTATACTATCGAAAGCCTACTTGTAGGAAAACAATATCGCTCTAATTCTCTTAGTGGAGAAATTATCTCAGCCGAGCCTCACCCTAAAGGTGTATGGTATGAAGGTTGCGATTCTTACCTTGTAGAGATTCGTGATTCTCTAAGAGGTCGCTACTCTTTCCGAACAGTAGCAGTAAAGGTCGGTGAATAATAATGGGATACATTGAGATTTTCCGTATGGATAACGAGGGTGCTGGCTGGGTAGATTTATCCGAAGCAACCCCCGATGAATTATTCACCCTTGAGGTGGGCTTACTAAATGAGGGGATTTTTACTACACCCGAAGCCGAATAAATGTCGGTGGGTGCTGGTATAATTCCATTACAACAAAACGAAAGGAAAACTAAAATGAGTAAAATCAAAACGCTAATTGACGAAATCAAGAATTGCGACACCTGCTATGGTCAAGGCTGGCTATACTATGGAAATGATGAAATGTATGACATAGAGGCTTGTCTATGTAATCCCGAAAGCATAGAGGTAGATTTCTAAATGGAAATTTTTATCTGCGACAATTGCTCAACACTTGCCACCTTGTCGGTGGTAGGTGATACAATACAAATAACAAAATGCCAATGTCAAACTAACGAAAGGGAAAACCTAAATGACTAACTATACAATTACTGCTCGCTATGACGAGGATACAATTCACTGGTCAAAGATTTATTCAGATGAATTAGAAGCACACGAGGAGTTTGCTAAGTTTGTGGATTGGGGATTTGCTAGACAATACGCAACCTATAATCTACACACGCCAACAGGCAAATGCTACACAAAGATTTTTAACCGCAACGGAAGTGTGGTGAAGCGATAATGATGACACGCAAAGACTATGTTGCTACCGCAGAAATTCTAAAGTATGCGAGTAATAAAACTCACCCTGCTGTATTTTCTAAAATGGTAAATGATTTCGCTGAAATGTTTGCTAAAGATAATGAGCGATTTGATGTAAAACGATTTCACGAAGCGAGTGGGTATAATGTTCCTAACTTCACTTCAAGATAAAGTAAAACGAATTCAGGAATTGCGTCGCAGTAATGCGGCGCAACCTGTTCGCAATAAAAAAAAATACACACGCAAAATAAAACATAAAAATAAACTTGACAATTGATCGAATGCCCGCAAATAGCTGCGGGGTCGGGCGTGTCCTTACGGGTGTGATTAAAAACACCCTAGAATTTTGAGCGGATCGTGGAAAATGTCAGTGCATTCTGTTATACTTGCCACTTAACTAACGAAAGGCCAACTAATGAAATTAAAGCGCTCTAATGATAGAAAGGTTGCTAATGCCGTCTCACCTAATGGAAAAACCCCAACAATTGCCAACACTTTTGGATTGCCTGCTGGTAAGGCTTACTCGTGCCCTGGTGCCACTAGTATTTGTGAAAGTGTTTGCTACGCAGGAAAACTCGAAAAAGTCTACAAGGGCGTAAAGGCCGTACTCTTACACAACTGGGAATTGCTACGCAATGCAGACCAACCTACTATGGTTAACTTAATTGAAGATATGATTGCAGACTTTAAAAAAGATTGTGTCAAGCGCAATGCTAAAATGCTATTCCGTATCCACTGGGACGGCGATTTCTTTAACGATACATACGCATATGCGTGGAAGACTGTTATCGACAATAACACCGACGTGCAGTTTTGGGTTTACACACGTGTAAAGTCTGCAGCGCTTATTCTTAAAGATATCTCTAATCTATCTCTTTACTATTCGACGGATGATGAGAATAAAGAAATTGGCCACGAATTAAAACGTGATAACGGTATCCGTCTTGCATACCTAGGAAAGACATTCGCAGTCACCGAAAATGTTATGAAAGAATTAACGGGCAAGCCTGGCGCTAAGTGTCCTGAAAATATGAAAAGCATTCCGCTAATTTCAACTAACGGTTCTGCATGCGTGTCATGCGGATTGTGTGTTTATGGTAAAGCGGATATTAGATTTAGCGCAACTAAAAAATAAGGAGAAAAAATGGCGGACCTAAAATATTTTAATGCATTAATAAATTCCGTGGTTGGTAACGATGAAGAAAGAAAAGCTGCTAAAGAATATTTAGCAGAAGTGGATCCTGAGATCTGGAGCGAATAGCTCCAGGCTTAGGCCCGCAAGAGAGCGGGGTCGGGCGTGTCGTTAAGAATGTGATATTTATCACCCTGAAAATGTAGCCCAAATCCGCTAAATGTCGGTGGCTTACGCTATAATTGCTACTTACCAACAACGAAAGGCAACAAATGAAAACTATCAAACACTCTCTACAATTCATAACTGAATTAGATGAAACAGACCCAACCGCTCAACGCCTGCTTACTCTACCAAAAGACCAACAAGTTTTATTGCTAGAAAGTTTATTGAAAGAACTTATCGCACCAAAAATTACACCACTTCTTGATGAAGTAAATGCTGGCAACTCTTGGGCTACTCTAAAGGTGGCAGAGTAATGCTATCAACTGCTATTGAATTATTAGACGCAACTAGAGATAGTATCTTTGATGAGGATATTATGGCTATGGCAGGCGAACTACACACACGCAGAAATGAACTGCCTGATGAAATCTTTGCCAAATATATCTTTATGTATTCATCGGCTCTATCTGCTAAGGTAGCCGATAGCATAACCAAAATCCTATTGACCGAAAAGGAAATGTCAGACCTTATTGCTACAATAGACGAAATGGACAACCTATCAGAAACTATCTTAGAGGAGAACGAATAAATGGGAAGTAATCTTGCTTATGACCTTGCGTCAGATGAATTAGGCTTAGACCTAGAAACTGCTATTGGCTATCACTTACAGGGTAATCATTACCCACCCGTTCCACTTTCTATGGTGCAACCTTGCATAGATGCTATTGACGCATACTATGATGAGGATTTTGATCGACAGATAAAGATGCCTGAAGGCGTATCTTATAAAGGATTAGATACAGCACCTGCCTCCGCAATTATTGACCAACACCACCTAGAGTTTTGGCTACCTGAGTGTGATTAGTATCACACAATAACTTTCTCAAATAATGAGATACGGATACTAAATGTCGGTGGTATCCGCTATAATAGACACCTAACGAAAGGAAACAAATGACCAACTCAACACTAGAAGTAGGCAAGTCCTACACAACCACTCAAAGTGGTATCACAGGAATAATCAAGTCGGTAGATACTCTGCCTAACGGCACAAGTCGTATCCTACTTGATGTAGAAGGCAAGGAACGCTGGACAAGCGCAACTGCTAACTAAGGAGGCACACACCACTAATCGGGTGCTAAGCCACGAAACAGGGGCAGTTTGAGAGAGTGTTCTCGCCCAATGTCGTAAGTAAGAACTCTCTCCCTTCGGGGAAATGTCAGTAGCACCTGCTATACTAATCAACCAACCAACCAACGAAAGGTAATAAATAAATGAGCAGACAAATCACAGTAAAGGTCGCAACGACCAAAGTAATCAAGGCACTAGAAACTCGTCTAGCAACGCTAGAAAAAGACTATGCTTCACAAGAAGCAAAGGAAGCAAAGTATCAGAAAGCACTAGAAGCGTGGCGCAAGGAAATTGGTAAGTGGGCTATTGCCAACTTCTCAAAGGCTGAGAACCTTCGCACAAACTATCGTGCTTGGAACAAAACTCTCAATGTTGATTTTGACATTATCGTAAGCGAGAAGGATTTTCCAATAGAGCCTGAAAAGGACTACGAAACTATCCACCAGCACACTTATCGTGAGATGAAAGATGAGATGGAAAACGCTATCCGTATTCTCAAGATGACAGATGAGGAAACAGTAAATGCTTCCACATACAACGCTATTGCTCGTTATCTATAAATAACAAGCAAAGTCCTGAGTATGACTATAAACTACTCAACCACACCCACTAGACGAAAGGAATAAAATGGCTCCAATACTAGATGTTGCTAAAGGTCGTTTCTATCGCACAGGCGATATTTTCACCACAGGCAAAAGCGGTATCACAGGCACAATCGCAGAGATTATCGCCGTTCGCCCTAATCTAACTAAACTAAGATTAGATACAGGTAGCGGTTTGCGCTATGCTATGGTAAAAATCGGCAAGTAAAACAAATGGGGGCTAGACAATCTCTAGCCCCCTATGTTATAATTCTTATCCCTACTAACAAAGGAACAAAATGAAAAATCGTTATCGTGTAGAAATCTATGACGAAAACAAAGCAAATGATTTGACTATCTATTCTGAGCAAGGTGTAGATAAAGAGTATCTAACTGAATTAGTATTTTCTAATTTGCGTAAGTTTGACGGAACTATTCGTGCTTATGTTTATGATAATCTAAAAAAGAAAAAGACAACTGCTCTAATTCTAAATCGTGAATCTCTTCCACCAAAAACTGAACTAACTAAATTGCTTGGATAATAATCTTGGGGCGGGTTTGTGTCGTGTAATCATCTAGATCCCCGCCCCATTTCCCAAGCTGGCCCGCAATAGCTGCGGGGTTATCCACAGCCTTACGACAGTTATCCACAATCCCCCAAAATTTGTGAGATTAATCACATCGGACAATTCGGACAAATGACTAACTAATCTAGACAATGTCAGACCCCTTTGATATAATGAATCTAACAAACTATCGAAAGGAAAAATCTATGGCTCATAACCTAGAAACAAATGGCAACGATGTTGCTTTCGCCTTGCGTGGAAAACCCGCTTGGCACAATCTCGCTAACCGAATCTTTAATCAAGATGAAGATGTTAGCACTCAAACAATGCTTGATGAAGCAAAACTATCCAATTGGAATGTTCGCTTATCTCCATTGACCGATTATATTCCTGAAACATTCAACGATGTATCTGAGAATTCTCTAGTGCTACGCACTAACCCATTCAACGGCGGAACCGATGTTCTTGCTACTGTTGGAAAGCGTTATCACGTATTACAAAATGAAGAGTTATTTGCTTTCGCAGATAATATTCATGACGCTAACCCTGAGTGCCGTTGGGAATCTGCTGGCTCTCTCAAAAAAGGTAAAGTAGTTTTCGGAACTGTTGATATTCCTAGAACTATGGTATTAGACCCACAAGGCGCTAATGACCAAACAAAACTTTATCTAATCGTATGGACTTCACACGACGGCTCTGTTGCTGTTCAAGCAGCGATTACACCTGTTCGTGTTGTATGCCAAAACACTTTGAATCTTGCTATGCGTAATGCTAAGCAATCATTCAAGATTCGTCATACACAATCTGTTGAAGGTCGAATTCAAGTTGCTCGTGAAACTCTTGGGCTTGCTCTTGGATACTTTGATGAATTCGAATTAGAAGCAAAAGCGTTATTTGAGCAATCAATTACTGACGCTGAATTTTCTAAGTTGATTCAAACAATTTATCCTAAGCCTGATAAGGACGCAGCGAAAGTTGCTCTTACTAAGTGGGAAAATAAAGTTGTCTTGCTAGATGACCTTTATCATAACTCACCTACTAACGCTAATATCAAGGGAACAAAATGGGGTGCTTTCAATGCGCTTACTGAACGCCTTGATTATTTCCGTTCTGGTCGTGGCAATAGCGAAACGCTAATGGCGGGCGCAAGTGGCTTTGACCCAATTCTTACTGCTGAGAAAAATAAAATTCTCAAGTTGGTAAAATCATTCTAAAAAAATGATTTATAGACCTGAGTAAGTCTTAAAACTGCTCATCTTTTTATTTGGTCTGTTAGCTTAGCGGTTAAAGCGCTACCCTGTCACGGTAGAGATCGTGAGTTCAAATCTCATACAGATCGCATATCAAAATGTGAGACGCCCGCATACGTGAAGGCAGCTTTTCTGTGTTACGGCTCACAGAAAAAAATTCCTGGAAATCCTTGTAAATGTCAGTGGTCCCTGGTACAATTCTCATCATGAACAACGAACTAGTCTCAAGTAAATATACATTCGCCTGCGACCCTAATGAGTGTGACTGCTTAATTGAAGTAACATCCTCAGATGGATTCGGATTCCCGTCGGGTGTGGTGGAAATCACATGCCCGTGTGGACGTAAGCCAAACTTATTGTCAGTGCAACATGCTACAATACAACCTACAAACGAAAGGAACACAATGGAAACAGATACATATGGAGCAACAGTAACACCTGCAGTTCCACTATCATACGATGCTAATGTTCTTGTAACATACAAGGATATTATCGACGGTACCGCAACATATCCAACAATCAAGGTTAACGAGTTGGAATATAGGCTAGATAGAATTAAGAGACTTGAAGACCAACTCTCTACTTCTAATGGACAGATATCTAAGATTATTGATAACTTAAGCGAAGAGTCTTGGTTTAATCCTAACACAGAGAAAGAAGAAATTCTTAATGACCTCTGTGCAATTCTAGACTACGAGCCAAAGAAGGAAGTTCGATTCGAAGGCACAATTTATTTCTCAGGTCGTGTAGACGTTCCTCTTGCAGAGTATGAAGACTTTGACCTTGATGACTACGTAAATGATATTACAGTTGACTGCTATAATGGCGATGTAGTTATTGATGAATATCATACAGAAGATGTTAGGGAATCCTAATGTACTTTGAGTTAACTGCTCCCGATAGGCTATCCATGGAGATGGC